AAACTTGTCCATATAGTGAGATAAGGAGTAAGTCAATGCGTAAGATATTTGACAGAGGCATTACCATAACGCCAAAGCGCGGGCGCATAGCTGGCCCTTTAGCGAAGGTTCGGCCAGCCTATTGCCTTTCGCTGATGCTACTGGCCTTTCAAGCTATATCTATACAATCATCAGAAGCTTCTATGAATTTAAAGCTTTATGCTTACAATAAAATGGATTGGTCAGAATTCCAATGTTATAACTGGTTAATTCATAAAGAGAGTAGATGGAATCATAAGGCTCGTAATGGATCACACTATGGCCTTGGTCAGATGCGTTCTACTTGGTATAGAGACCTTAGCCCTAAGCAGCAGATAGATGCGCATATTAAATATATAAGACATAGATACGATGATGCCTGTGCTGCATTGCATCACCTAGAGACTAAGGGCTGGCATTGAGCAGACGCTATAACTCTACCTACTATCAGAGGACTAGACTGCAAGTATTACAAAGAGACTACAACACCTGCCATTACTGTGGGCTTGAAGCCAATACAGTTGATCACTTAATACCTATAAGCAAGGGTGGAACCGATGAAGCTTCTAATATGGTGGCCTGTTGCACTCAATGCAATAGTTCTAAGCGCGATCGTATGACCCCTACCTTTTTTGAGCGCGGAAGCAGACCCACGACCCCCATTGGGAAGATTTTCCCTGAAAATGGCTCGGCTAGGCACTATTCAGAATGAAAGAGATTGCTCTGGCTGAATTGGGTGAGATTGTCCGAATTAGGGACGAATCGACTTACCGAGGTGTGCCAGAACCCCGAATCCACACTAAACTCAATGATTACCCCTCTTATGGCGAGCAAATGATTAAATTCTGTGAGGAAATAGGCTTTGAATTGATGCCTTGGCAACAATGGCTGGCTCATCACTCGCTTAAATACAAACCTGATGGCCGATGGGCTCATCCAGTAATTACCCTGTTATGCGCTCGGCAGCAAGGTAAATCGACCTTTATGGCGCTTCAAATCCTATTTAGAATCTATGTATTAAAGGAAAAATTGCAAGTCCATACGGCTCATAAACTCACTACTTCAGCAGAGTTATTTTATAAAATCTATGCAATTATAGAGCAGAATCCTAAACTATCTGCTGAATTTACTAGGAAGCTGGAAAGTAAGGGATTTCAAGAGCTTCAATTTACTGAAGGCCGCCGATATATCGTCCGAGCCAATAACTCAGCTGGTAGAGGCATTGCAGCTCCTGAAACGATACACCTAGACGAAGCCCGAGAGTATAAAGATGAGGATGTTTGGTCTGCCTTGCGTTATACGCAAATGGCTTCAGCCAATCCTCAAATATGGGTTTATAGCAATGCTGGGGATCAACACAGCATCGTTCTAAATAAACTTAGGGAAAGAGCGATGGCTGCTATCTTCGGTGGCAGTGATGATATTGGCTGGTTTGAATGGTCAGCACCGCAAGGCATTAAATTCGATAACTCACCAGCCTTCTGGCTAGGTGTCTGCCAAGCTAATCCATCTCTAGGCATAACTATTCACCCAGATAACATTCGCGCCGTATTGTCAGACCCCGAAGATATTGTGCGCACAGAAGTCTTATGTCAATGGGTCGATACCATAAACCCAGTTATCAATCCGTCTCAGTGGGAGAGTTGCAAAGTTGAGGGACTTCGACTTAACCCTGAATCTGATACTTGGTTGGCTATTGATCTAAGCCCTAGTAGAAAAGAAGCGGCGCTAGTTGCTAGCCAAAGACTTGAGGGCGATAAGTTCCAAGTCATATTGCTTCAGACTTGGCATAACCCTGCCAATCTAGATGATAAAGCAATGGCTAATGATGTGGCGGAATGGGTGCGAAAGTATCCAGTTCAGCTTGTTGCCTATTCAGCGAGAACCGCATCGGCAGTAGCTGCGCGCTTAGCTCCTGCTGGTATTAGGGTTGAGCCAATAGATGGCCTTGACTATGCACAAAGCTGCGATGAGTTATTGGGAGCTATCTCATCTCAGCGGTTGGCTCACTCGGGACAAGATGAGCTGACAAAGCAATGCCTATCCGCCGTCAAGCTACCCTTTGGAGACGGCGGCTGGGTAATGGGTCGAAAGGTAAGTAATGTGACAATCTGTGGAGCAATTGCTTCAGCCTTAGCGACACATTATGCAACAATGTCGGAAAGTGGCGTAGATATTCAAATAGTGTAAGTCGGTTATCTTACAATGTAAGCAATGGGTGCTATAAGAGATTTTTTATTTCCACAGGTTCAAGCCGCTAAGCCCGGAATCGTAACTGATGTCCAAGCTGGGCTAACACCAGTTCAAATTGCTGACTCTGTTTATAACATACTAGGCGGATCAACAAATACTACCCGCGCACTTGCTATGTCAGTGCCTTCAGTAGCTCGCGCAAGAAATATTATCTGCGGAACTATTGGCTCATTACCTTTAACAACATTTAACCGCATAACTGGTCAATATGTTGATCCACACAGAGTTATAAATCAGCCAGACCCAAGAGTTGCTGGATTTGTAATCTATTGCTGGCTCGCTGAAGATATTTGGTTGTATGGCGCTGGTTACGGCCAAGTCTTAGAGATGTATTCTGCAACCGATGGCGGTCGGGTAAGAGCTTGGACTCGCGTAAGTCCAGACCGCGTTACAGTTGATACAGATTTTCTTAACACAACTATTAACGGATATAAAGTTGATGGTAAGTCAGTTCCAATGCAAGGCGTTGGCTCACTTATCCGATTCGATGGCGCAGATGAAGGATTACTACACCGCGCTGGCAAAACAATTGCAGCAGCAGTTTATCTTGAAAACGCAGCGGTCAATTATGCTAAAGAGCCTGCTCCTTCGATGGTGTTAAAGTCCAATGGAACTAATTTAACTGCCGAGAGAATTTCATCCTTGCTAACTGCTTGGAAAACTGCTCGCCAATCTCGCTCAACAGCATTTCTGAATGCAGATGTAGAATTGCAACAGTTTGGCTTTGATCCTAAAACAATGCAGCTCGCAGAGGCTCGTCAATATGTGGCTCTAGAACTTGCTAGAGCTTGCAATATTCCAGCATATTTTTTAAGCGCCGAAACTACCTCAATGACTTACAGCAATGCCGTATCTGAAAGACGCGGCCTAGTAGATTTCTCACTCCGCCCAATACTTAAGGCAATTGAGGAACGCCTATCATTGCCGGACTTCACACCCAATCCAGTAATGACGCGCTTTGCACTTGATGACTTCCTACGCGGTAACGCATTAGAGAGAGCTCAAGTTTATGAAATCCTAAACCGCATTGGCGCGATGAGCGTTGAGCAGATTCAACGAGAGGAAGATTTAATCCCTAATGAAAGTTAATATCCCAATGGTCGTTACAGCGGCCGACACAATTAAGCGCACCATTACTGGCACTATTGTCACTTGGAACGAGCAAGGCAATACTTCAGTTGGCCCAACAGTATTCTCAGCAGATTCAATTGAAATGAAGCCAGTGAAGCTTCTTCTAGAGCACGACCGCACTCGACCTATAGGCAAGATGGTCGCTCACAATGTAACAAGCTCTGGAATTGAAGCTACCTTTAAGATTGCCAACACTATGGCTGGCGAAGATGCCTTAGTCGAAGCAACCGAAGGATTACGCGATGGATTTAGCGTAGGCGCTCAGATTAATGAATGGACAAATGTTAAGGGCGTTATGCAGATTACTTCAGCGACTTTAGATGAGGTATCTCTAGTAACTGATCCTGCAATTGATTCTGCTCGCGTTAGCGAAGTAGCAGCATCAGAGAATGAAGCACCAAAAGAAGATTCTGATTTGGCAACCGCTGATTCAGAGAAACCAACCGAAGGAGACCAAGTGTCTGACACTACCGCTCCTGCTCCTGCCGTTGAAGAAGCGGTAGAAGCAGCTAAAGCAAATATGGTTGAGGCAGCTCGCCCAGCCTTTTACACAGCACCTCGCCTTGAATTCACAAAGGCAAAATATCTTGAGAATAGCGTTCGCGCTAAGCTCGGTGATGACGATGCTCGCCAGTATGTTTTGGCGGCAGACGATACAACTTCCAATAATGCTGGCCTCATCCCAACTCGTCAGCTAACTGAGGTTATCAATCCTCTATCAAATGCTGATCGTTCAACAATTGATGCAATCTCTCGCGGAGTTTTACCAGATGCTGGTATGAGCTTTGAGATTCCAAAGATTACAGCCGTTCCAACAGTTGAAGATGAGAACGAAGGCGATGCAATTGTCGAGACAGGAATGACCAACAGCTTCCTAACAGTAAATGTTAATAAGTATGCAGGTGGCCAGACCTTCTCGGTTGAACTTCTTGACCGAAGCAATCCAGTATTCTTTGATGAGCTAGTCCGTCAAATGGAATACGCTTACTCACTTGCAACAGATAAATTTGTTGCTTCTACAATTATTGCCAGCGGGCAATTAGCACCAACAACTCAAGCCAATACTGCAACAGGATTACTTGGTTTCGTTGCTGAGGCAGCAGCTGAAGTTTATGCTGATTCTCTTGGATTTGCTCGTAACTTAATTGTTACTCCTGAGCAATGGTCAAAGATTATGAGCTACAACGATTCAGGCCGTCCAATCTACACAGCATCACAGCCACAAAATGCAGGTGGAGCAGTAAGCCCACAAAGCCTTCGCGGTAATGTTGCTGGACTTGATCTTTATGTATCTCGCGCTCTTGGAATCAATCAAAGCGCAGCTCCAACTGGAGATGGAACAATGATTGTAATCAATCCAGATTCCTACACTTGGTATGAATCCAGCAGATTCCGTTTGCAGACCAATGTGGCTCTAAACGGCCAGATTGAGGTTGCTTACTACGGCTACGGCGCACTTGCCGTTAAAGTTGCAAATGGTTCTTGCCACTTCAACTTAACCTGATAAAACCCTAGTAGTGACGGCCAGTCCGCTCCCGAGCTGGCCGCTCACCTAACTGCTTGAAAGGATGACGAAATGCCAACGATAGTTACAGCCACAGAACTTCGAACGATTCTTGGCGTTTCGTCATCCCTGTATAACGATGCTTATCTCAATGACATTTGTGACGCAGCTGAGAACCTAGTGCTTCCAATGCTAGTTAGTTATTCAGCCCCAATTGCTAAGGTCGAGCGCTCGGATGATGTAGTCGTATTTACTACACAGGGAGAGCACCCTTTTAGCGTAGGTCAGTCAGTAGTTATCACTGGCGTAAATAACACCTTTAACGGCACTCACACTATTACCGATGTTGGCCCAGACTTTTACTTTGAGTTTCCTAATTTTACTAACCCAGCCAACTTTAATATTGGCAATCTAAACCTAGAATTTACAGTCGCATTAGTTGGCGCAGATGTAAATGAATTTAATGTAATCCCTGCTGGCAAGGCAACCCTTACTGGCGCTTCAACCTATGTTGCTAATCCCAATGTAGAGGCAGCAGTTCTGACCATTTCAGTAGAAATCTTTCAAGCAAGAACCGCAGCTGGTGGATCAATAGAAGGCGTAGATTTTGCAGTAACGCCTTACCGCCTATCTAAGAATTTACTTGCCAAGGTAACTGGCTTACTAGGGCCATACCTTGATGTAGAGACGATGGTTGGATAATGCCAAGCACAATTGCTACAGATGTCCGCGGCGCTATTAAGACTGCGCTTGCTGGCGTAGCTGCCAATATCTACGATGCAGTTCCAGAAGCGCCCATCGTCCCAGCAATTGTGGTTATACCAGACTCGCCCTATATGGAGCTAGAAGTCTTAGGCAAATCCACAACTCGCGTTAAATTAAATTACACAGTAACCGCTTGCGTTGCGTATTTCAGCAATGCCGCTGCTTTAGATAACTTAGAGCAAATGGTCATTAGTATTCTTGGCGCATTAAATGCGTCCAAGTATGAGTTATCAATAGTCGAAAGACCTTCGGTAACGGAAGTAGGAACTACTACCCTGCTAGTTTCAGATATACGCTTGAGCGTCCGCTACGAGCAAACCGCATAGGAGACCCAAATGCCAACAACAGTAATAACTGGGCGCGATGTGACATTCACACTCGATAGCGCTGCTTATGACGCCCAGACAACTAGCGCAGTCCTAAGCTGCGAAACAATCATCGAGACCTATCAGACTCTTGATGGTCGCGCCTATAAGTCCGTTGATAAGCAATGGACTTTCACAATTGAGTTACTTCAGGATTGGGGAGCTGCAAGCTCTCTATTTGAAGCAATGTGGGCGGATGCAGAATCTGCACCTAACACAGCACTCAGCGTTTCATTTACAGCAGTAACTGGAGCAGTATTTGCTTTCACAGTATTGCCAATCTTCCCAACTGCTGGTGGAGCTGCTCCCGGAGCACTTACCGACACTTGGACGATGACAGTAATTGGAACTCCAACAGAGACTTTCAGCTAAGAGATCGGAGCATCGGGAGCTATGAAAATATCAATCACAATTAAATACAGCTCAGGCGAATCAGTTACTTATCAGGCTGGATTGCCAGAATGGGCTAAGTGGGAACGCAAAACTGGTAAGTCGATTTATTCGATGAAGGATATTACGGCTTACCAGCAAGCGGACTTCTTAGACCTTGCCTACTTTGCGTATAAGCGCGAAGCAGCAGGGAAGCCAACCAAGTCTCAAGAGATTTGGGAGCTGACAGTTGAGGAAATGACGATTGGAGATGAAAGCCCAAAAGTTACGAGTCCGGAAGCATCAATCGACTAATCATCGAGATTGCTATCGCAACTGGGATTCCGATGCCTTACTGGACAGATATAGACCAAGTAATGACGGCAATAGATATATTAAAGGAGCGTAGCGGTGGCAGATGAGTTACCAATCAGCTATGACAAACGCGAGCTCCGTTCAATCATTTCCGCATTTAAAGCGATGGATGATGAAGCCGTTAGCCAAGCTAAACGAGAATCTAGCGCGCTGGCTACTTATGCAGCAAACGAAATTAAAGCCTATGCCCTTACGAGGACATTTGGTCAAGAAGCAGTTAGAAGAATTGCAACAGGCGTTAAAGTCTCGGCCAGTTCCAAAATCGGAGAGTTCTCTTACGGCTTTGCAAGTCAGCGCTTTTCTGGTGGCGGTAGCACACAAAAACTCTGGGCGGGTTATGAATTTGGAAGTAATCGCTTGCGTCAGTTCCCGAGAAGAACAC